GTATTAAGCTAAGTATTTTTGTTAGCATTAGGGGCACTGAAAAAAACTTTAAAATAATATCATTAAGTATCCAAAAGTCTATCAGGTAGAAACCAATTACAGCCACCTCATACAGCATTAATTTAGAAACTACCGCCGAAAGTTTGCGCGATGTAATTTTAATTTTTAGTTTTTTAGCCTTCCAAATTCCTGTAATAGTATCTACCACAATAGCAAAAGCAATTAAAAAGAGTATACCTGAGATAGGCAAAAAGAATGAGCTGATAACTGCTAATAGTTGCACAAATTTTTGTTGAAAAGTTGTTAATAAAATTAATAGCTGTGTTTTCATTATAGTATTAATATAGAGTTGTTATATCCATTCTCTCTAAAGTTACCACACATACCAGTGCAGGTGTATGTTTGTTGATTGCACATGTTACATGAGTTAAACATAGGCCTAAGATCAGTATCCATGTTAGTGGTAGATATGAATATAGGGAATAGATTTTTATTAGTTAGTAACCATCTGATTAATCTCTGCTCAAAGAATGATGCTTTCTGTGCATAGTGTTCCATTCCAAAGGCAACTTCGCTACGAGATACACTAGCAGAGTAATCACCTGATTGTGTTTGTAATCCTTTGTTTTTAAGTTGGTAAGTTAATCCAAATACTGCATCCTCTGCACTCCTCCAAGCTATCACTGGCTGTATAAATTCTACTAGATCTATCTCATCAGGGTTAAGTGTCTGAGCATTGTACTGAGTTAGCATATAGTTGTAGAACGTGGTGCCCAGGATAGGCTGTATCCTTAGTGCTGCCTGAGTAGCTACATAGGGAGTAACATCTGTTACATCTACATTAGCTGTGATAGGGGTGTTTACTTTAAGGTAAGTTTCTGTTATGAAGTATAGCATTATACAATGGTTTTAGTAAGTGGTGGCAAATCAGCTAAAGCTCTTATCTCATCAGCTGTCATATTATCAAGTATTTTCTGAGCTATAGTAGGGTGCATAGCACTAATTAAATTATTAATCCTAGAAGTATCTGCCTCAAGCTCTACTATATTCTCATCTATTATCTGAAAGTTATTAATAGTAAATTGTGCAGGGATTTTGGAGATGGTTAATAGCTCATTAAAGATAGCCATCACACATCCTCTTAGCTCCATTACTACATTCTTTTCAAATATCACATAAGCCTGCTTAATATCTGCACCACCTCCAAGGCTTCCTGTGGTACGTACTCCCATTAATATAGGATCTATAGTATGAGCAAAGCAAATCTGTTCAGTATTCAGTGCAGATGCCTCATGGAATAGCTTATCATTGCCATTGGTAGGTAGGCTTTCAATCTTAGGAAGTTGATCAGCTGAGTTAGCAAAGAATGCAACTGCTTTTCCTGCATTAGCAGCCCCTTTCATTCTATCTATAGTCTCTTTAATCATGTGCTTCTCTTCCTCGCTTTGTGGTCTCTTAGGAAACATCATGGCAAAGCTAGGAAAAACACTATTTTGGATATTAGATTTAGCAAAGTAGCTAAGCTCACCTGATAAGAAAGCAAAGTTAAGTGCTGAGGTATATTGTGGTAGTGAGTAGTAATCCTGGCCTAGTGATTGAATCTCATAGCAATATAACTGCTCATAATCTGAGCATGCTACGTGATAAGGCTTAATCTCTCTTACATCTATATTAGTACTCCAATCCTCACATAGATAGTACATATCTTTATTCCTAGATATTCTTACTTTTTCAGGCGATATGTTTTCAATCTTAATTAGTTTTTTGGTACTATCAAAACATAATTTGCAATAGATCCTATTGTGCACAATTAACTGTCTAGTAACAGCTTTTACCGTTTGTTTAATTTTTATTTTCCTTTCAAACATATAAAGCTCTAGCTTCTCAGGGGTAGTTAGTTTATCAGTAGCCAAAGCAAAGCCACCACCTATCACTGCATTAGTTTTATAATCTACTATGGCACCATGTAAGGGGCTAGAAAAATACATTTGATTAAGTAGCTGAGGATATAGGTTATCATTACCAAATCTCACCCACATATTAGTGGCATATCTACCATTAACATAGGGCAGGGATAAATCACCTTTACCTACAGGTAAGAATGGAGTGCTGAAAGATTGATAGCCTTCTACCACTTCAGGTGTTGAGCTTTGTTTTTTGAATAAATTATTATACCATGCCATAGTTAATCGTATATTGAAGTTCCTACTGGCCCATCTACCACCATTCTCCCCTCTTCTATCACCACTCCTGTGGTTTGTGCAATAGTTAAAGGTAGTACATAGGGTACTGAGCTCTCATAAATCTGATAAATAAACTGCCCTTGCTTTAAGATAATATCTACAGGCTCATTAATTGTAAAGAGATTGTATCTCTCAGGGTAAAGGCTAGTATCAGCAGTAGTAAATAGCTGAGTAGAAGCTAGTGTATTAAACTCATTAGTAAAAGCAAACAGATAGTGAGGGGTGGGTACAGTAGTTACTTCTGTTAAGGTAAGCACCACTTGATTAACTACCCCTTGCTCAATGTATATCATACCTATATTATATTTGTAAGCTCAAATGTTCACAAATAAAAAAAGCCCCACAATATGCAGGGCTAATTTAATAGAGAGGCAGTAGATTAAACTAACCCTAAAGCAGTGTAAGCAGCAGTTCCACCTGATAAGATAACCTCTACGGCTAGATTCTCATTCTCAGCTACTGTGGTAACAGTATATTTAGAGCCATCTGCACGAGCTGTACCTGATCCTTCACCAGTAGCAGTAAGCTGCATAAAGGGGAAGTACCAGTATTTGCCATTAGCATCTAACACTACAGCTGCTAGGTACTGTTGTCCTGAGCCTAGTATCTTCAGTGCATTAGACTTAGCAGCGTCACGTCTGTGAAATACTGCATTTATAGTCTGAGTAACAAAAGTAGAGCCATTAATTAAATCTACGGCTGTCTCTTCTGTGTAGTTAGATGTGTTTCGTCTTACAAAGAAATTTTCAAAAAGCACTAGAGGAGCAGTTAAAGTTATAGCTGTTATCTGATAATTAGGGAATACTATATTTTCATTTATTAAAGAGATGTTATCTTGTGGGATAAACCATATCGCATAGATACCACCACTGTTGTTGTCGCAATTTTTTGCGATGCCTTCTAAGGCTGTACAAGTTATAGGCATATTTTTTAAGTTTTATATAAAGGGGGTTGCCCCCCCTTATGAGTTAGTATTAAGCGTAGTAAACGATATCTGTAGGATTAACAAAGCTGAAACCTACTTTCATGTTTGCACGAGTTCTGATTACAGGCTCAGCAACAGTATCTGCTAAGTTCACAGCACGTAAGTCTGAAGAGTCACCCTCACCATCAAAAGCATAGATAAGGTTATCTTTCAAAGTAATTACAAAAGTATCATTTGACATCCCTGGACAAATTACTATTTTGATACCTAAGTAAGTCAAAGCTAGATCCTGAGTGATGTATGCATTAGTGTTACCTGAAGCTACACCTAATCGGTAGATATTAACCAATTGAGTAGGCATGTAGATACGCAAGTCAGCAGTACGGGAAGCAATAGCTGCAGGAACCAAAGCAAAAGCAGCTGCTAATTTAGCACCTAATCCAGCTACACCTGTAAACGTAGTGATACCACCTGTACCACCATTGATAACATCACCTGCTACAACTGAAGCAGCTAATCCTTTCTCATAACCATCACACAAAGCAAGTTGTGGATTAACAGATAAGGTATCACCTTGCCATCTTAAAGACTCAATTTGTCCTGCAATAGCGTTAGCCATCTCAGACCAGTAGAAGCTAAAGAAAGATGCTACTGTGAAATCACCATTAGATCCTGCTGCCATTTGCAAAGAAACAAAAGACTGCTCTAAGTCAAATTGACAAACTTGAGCCATAGCAGACAAAGCACATACGTCTACTTCATGAGAGCTTAAGTCATCAGTGTTAAGGTTAGGGAAGTTACAAGGGGATGTAGCTAATAAGCCAGTACCAAAAGTAACTGTACCGATTTTAGTTTTGTACTTAATACCAGGTAAAGTACGGAAGTTATCAGGAATTTCACTACCTGAAAGATAAGCCTGTGCGTAAAACGCATCAGCGTTTGGTGTTAATAATGCAGAAGCATCAATGTTTAGATCAAATCTTAGTTTTCTCATTGTGTTTGTTTTTTATTTGTTGTTGTTAAATTTATTAAATGAACTTAATTTTTGCTGTACGCTCATCTTTACAGCCTTTTCTAACTCCTCTTCTGTTTCTACTACTAAAGACTCTTCTAATTGATTTTTTAAATCAGCGATCATAGCCACAAGAGCATCCACTTGTTCTGTAATTAATGGGCGTACTATTTCTAGTATTGCCTCAGCATCCATAGCAGGATCTACAGCCATAGTTTCCTCTTCTACTACTTCCTCCTCTTCTACTACTGTATCAGACATTGCCTCCTCTTCTACTACTACTTCTTCTTCTCTAATTTCAGTGATCTCACCATCAACTACAACGTAGATTTTGCCGTCAATTAAGTGTTCACCATCAGGTAATTTATTCATATTATTTAGTTTAAGTTGTTGCTGTTCTTTGAGCTTCATACCTAGATATCCTTCTATGCTGAAACCTACCTGCCCATCTGCTACCAGTTGTGCATAGTATTCTTTATCTGTTACCTGGGCTGTAACCATTAGAGTCCCCTCAGGCACCTCTATCCCAAAACTAGAATAGGCTTTATCCTCTTTGGGAGTATCTACTATCCATGCTTCCAATACATAAGCAGGTACAGTCTTATCAGTATCATGCTCTAGGTTAAAGAGATCCTTGTTACTCATATCCTGCATAAACTTTGCATGAATTTTCTCTATCTCTTCTTTACTAAAAGATACATAGTACTCTTTATCATCATCATCCTTTCTGTATATCTCCATAGGGATTAAAGCAGGTGCTACTATGCGATACTTAATATCATCTGTAAATATCATAGGCTTAACCTGGCTATTGTAAGCCATACCCATTACTTTGATAGCAGGAGTGGATGTAAAAGCTATTTGTTCTATACCTAAGTCCTCCCCATTTTCAGAGTATTCAGGATCAATAGTAATTTTGTATACAGGTAAATTATCTTTTGCCATACCTATATTATAATTATTCATATATTTGTAAAAAAATTAAATATGGTAACTATTTTAGGAAGGGAGATCCCTAACAGAATTGAAGAGCTGACTATTGAGCAGTTTGAGAATATCAGTGAGATATCTAATAACAAAGAGATAGATAACATTGATAGACACCTGCAAATTTTTGCTAGCTTAGGTATCCCTGAGAGTGAGTTCTTTGATTATGATGTGGCTGATTTTATTGATATTGTTAAAAAATTTAATGAGCAGCCTAAGACTGAGTATCCTGTGGTAGAAACTATAGCGCTTGATGGCTTTACATACACTGCACAGTTAAAGCTCACAGTACGTGATACTAAGCTGATTGAAACTATAGCTATTAACAAACCTAAAGGATATATCTCTGGAATACTAGCTATTATGTTTAAGGCTGATCACCTTACTGTTACAGAGCACTATGCAGATGCACACCTAAAACTAAAAGCTAAAAATATTAGTAAACTTAAGGCATGTATAGCTATCCCTTATATTATGTTCATTGCTAACAAGATAAAAAACCAAGTGGAGAATGTACCTACCGAAGCAGTGGAGTGATGTAACTGTTGAAAATTTTATAGAAATATCTATAATAGATAGGCAACACCACTTTAATAGTGAGATACTATCTATATTAAGTGATGAGCCTATAGAGGTGATAGAGGAGCTTGATATAGATGATATGATCAGCTATATTAATCAGTTAAGTTGGGCTACCTCACAGCCACACAATAGATATAAGCACAAGCTACTACACTACACCATTAAGCCCTTATCACAGCTTACCCTATTTGAGTACATAGACCTCGACTACTTTTTTAATGATAACTACGTCACAAATTTAGATAAGATATGTGCCATCCTGTACAAGCAAACTAAGGCAGGGGAGTGGGGTGATATAGAGATGGAAGGCTATGAGTATGAATTGTATACTAGAGCTGAGCAGTTTTTGGACTTACCTATTACAGATGTTTATGGTATCATCCCTGAGTACTTGAAGTTTAGAGATAAGTTCTTAGATAATTATCGTAACCTATTTGTAGATGCAGATGATAAGCTCACAGATGATGAGAAGATAGAGCTAAGCCCTGAAGAGTTGAAGGAGATAGAAGAGGAGGGTAAGAGTGCTAAGTGGTCATGGGAGCGTACTATCTATACCCTTACCAATGGTGATATAACTAAGAGTGAGAAGGTAGGTAGGCTACCCCTTACCTATGTATTTAATATATTAGCCATGAAAAAAGAGCTAGACATCTAATGGGTATCCTGGTATAAAGCCTGCAGGTGGTTCAATAGGTATGAATGAGTAAACTATTGACTTGTTGCCTTGAAAAATTCTAGCTATGTCCATAATGGGATACTTTTTAGTAACCCATTCAGTGTACTGCGAGTATATCTCAATAGTTATACCTGCATTGTCTAGCTCTTGAGTAAACTGTCTTACTAAATCATACGGTGGTATAGATCCACTATTAGGGCCATATTTGTTACTAGTTTTTCGCACCCCATTATTAAGATAGATAAAGTAATACATGGCAATGATCTCAATTTCTATGTAACCTAGTGTAGGTACCTTGGCATTTATTCTGATACTATCTACTAGTGTGCCCTCTTGAAATAGGCCATTACTCATAATTATTCTCTTTAATATGGCTGCCATTTTCCTACGTGTAGGATATAGCACATTAAACTCACCTGTATTAGCGTATCTTCCCATTATTGTATTATTTCTACTAGCACTCCATAACTTTCAGTTACTGCAGTTAGTGTATTATTTGTAATTGTAAAGTATAAATATTGCTGAGCAGTAAAGTCTCTAGGAGTAACAGTAAAAGCAGCTAACTGACCATAGTCAGCATTAGCATTACTTGCGGGTGCAAGAGCTTTTATGTCTCCTAAAGCACCACCTATTACAGGCATAGTCCTATAGATGGATACCATCCCTAAACTTCCTATTGCATTAGTAGCTATTTGAGTTGAAGCTGTTATTTGTGCAAGTGATGGACTAGCTACAGTACCTATTCTTATTCGTGTTCTTGGTGCAGCACCACCTAAAGTTGTTACTCTTACAGTAAAAGATGAGCGAAGCATAGCATTGGTTATTGTAGTAGGGATAGGCACAGAAGCTATCAAAGTTTCATTAGTTGTTGCTGTTACTATTGTTACGGCAGATGAGCAGTATAAAGCACCTCCACCACCACTAGCAGCTGCTATAATTTGAGTGCCTGTAATAGCAGTATTGACAGGGAGCCCTCCTATAATGGAAGTACACTCTATCAAATCTGTTGCCTGTAAGTCTCCTGTGTGAGCAGGTAAAGAGGGTCTCCAATCACCCCACCATCCATTAGCCATATACCTATATTATATTATAAAAGTCATTTGTTTAAATTGGCACTGCACAATCAGTCCAATCATTTACTGTTAATGTGATACTCATCTGATACCCTGCAGCATAATCTAGTAGATCATTATTGAGGGGTGAGAATGTAGGCACACCTACCACATCAAAGCTAAAGTCTGAGCTATCATTAAAGTACACATTAAGATCACTAAGTATCTGTTGTGTATCACTTAAAATAGTTATGATGTTAGCTCTATCCTTTTGTATGATATCATAGCAGTAAATGTCAAAGCTAAACTCTGTAGTGTTCTCAGTTGGTATCACTCCACTAGGCACAATATATACCAAAGGATACTTCTCATTCTTAGTACAGAAGTTGTACATCTGTTCCTTAAAGTCACTACCTACCTTCTGTACCTGTAAGTGTGCATTATAGAAGGCTGTTATCTCGTTTACTATTGCTTGTAGACTGTTCATAATTCTGCTGATTTATTAATTCTGTTTATCTTATTCTGTACACTAGTTACTTGAGTTTCAGATACTACAGCAGTAACTGTCATGTTAGTATCAGTAACTCCTCCTGCACTCATTGTGTTACCGGTGTTAGCACTACCGAAGAGGTTAGGACCTTGTGGCACTACAGTAGCAGTGTTAGATCCTGCTGTATCACCTCCACCTCCTCCACCTCCTACACCACTTGCACCTGCAGGGTTAGAAAGTATCTGCTTAGCCTTAGCCATGTTGGTAGCTATCTGTATAGCACCTCCTACATACTGAGCTATACCTGCACCTCCTGCTGTTAGCCCATTTAATGGGTTACTGTTAGCAGCTGCTACTAAAGCTGAGATAGCCTTAGCAGTGTCTACACCTAATTGAAAAAGTGCAGCAGCCTTATTTAACTTAGCAGCCTTAGCCTGGTCCTTAATTAGCATGTTACCTATATCTGTAATACCCTTACCAATATCACTGGCTAGTGTTATTTTAGCATCCCTTTCACGTTGAGCAGCATCTATCTTAGCATTTGCAGCATCATTCTCCATCTTGACACTTTCAGCTTGGTACTTATCATTGATAGCCTTAATAGTAGCAGCATCATTGTTAGCAGTCTCAAGGTCCTTAGCTAACTTAGCTTTACGTGCCTCTTGTGCTATTACATCTTGCGCTTGCAGTGAAGCTAGTAGGTCTACCTGTGCCTTGGTATCTGCTGCTATCTTAGCTTCTGTCCGCTTAGTATTTTCAGCTACTTCCTGCTCATTGTATATCTTTGTAAGTTCTGCCTTCTGAGTTTCTGTAAGAGTTATATTATCAAGTGCTGCCTTCCTTAGCTTATCATATTTATTCTTAGTCATGGCTAGCTCTTTCTCGGTACCATCCACCATCATAGATAGTCTAAGCTCAGCTATCATATTATCACCTGCTAGTAGGTTATCAGCCTCAGTCTTCGCCTTATTTTTTGCTAGTAAGTCAAGCTCATCTATTTGCTGTGCTAAGTATATTTGTGTAAATCGTTGCTTTTCTGCTTTAGTCTTATCCTTATCTTTAACTAGGTCCTCTTGCATCCTCTTGTACTTCTCATTGACTGTAGCTATCTCTCTCTCACCTGCATCCTTAATAATACTGATCTCAAAGTCAGCAAAGGCTCTTTGTGCTGCTAGTCTATTCTTTGCGCCATCATCAAAGCTACCACCACCACCACCACCACCTACAGGCTTATCAACCTTATCAGGCTTACTAGCATCTACTACTGACTGAGCTCTAATAGCTTCACGTTCTCGCACCCCTGCTTTAATTAGTTCATTTTCTGCTTTAATTTGGTCCTTAAGTTTTTTTCGTGCTGCTATCCCTTCCTTAGAAGTATCATGCATCTTACTTAGTATTTCTTTTTGGTTTGCCTTTATACGTATGTATGCTTCACGCTGTGCTACCATCGACTTTTGTAGCTCAAGGTAAGTGGTATCTTTATTTGCTATCTTAGCCATTCTTATCTCATGAGCTAGAGCACTATCTGTAGACTTGGCTCTCTCTTGTGAGCTTTCTTGTATTTTCTTATTTGCAGCTTCGACTCTTTGAGCATTTTCATCAGCAGCAAAAGATGTAAGCCCCATCCAATCGGTCAGATTTTTGAAGGCTTGTATTAAAGCATTAACTGGTATCATTAAGATATCAATAACCATTTGAAGTTTACCAAATTTTTGCAAAACCAAAGCCACTGCAGCCACAATAGCAATAGTTACAGCTGCCACCAAAAAATAGGGGTTCGAGAGTAGCTGTCTGCCTAGGTTAAGGAAAACCCCTCCGATATTTTTAATGGTAGAACCAAAGTCTGTAAATTGCTTAGTCAAATCTGATGGCTTAAGTTCACCTAGTACTTGCTTTAGATTTTGAGATTGTTTTGCAGCTTTTGTGAAATCTAAAGCATTTATTGAATAAGTAAGCCCCTCAAATGAAGCCTTAGCTTGGTCAAGGTTACTACCTTTCTTAAAGCTAGATATAGAAGTATTAACTGCATTTATTTTTTTCTGTACATCACCTGCCTTATCAGCAAGTGCAGCAAACTCATCAGGGTTAACAGCATCAGCCATTTGATTTTTTAAGTCCTTTAGCTCTGCCTTAAGGGCTGCAATTCCTGTTAATTTTATAGGTATCTCTACTTCATTCATTTTATATGTAGTATTTAATTTCTATTGTGGTACTATTTAGGTAGCTATCTACAAAGCCTACCCCTATCTGTGAAGTTGTTACCTCTATTTCATTAGTTGGAAATAAGTAGCTAGCAGTAACTATGCCATCAAAAACTACATTGTTTATGACCACACTAATCTCAGACGGAAATATAGTCCCTAGTGTAAAGTTGTCTATACTACCCCTGTAGTTACCTACTCCTATCCTGGTCCATGTTATATCACTAAAGCTGTTATTCATAATATCTACACCAGGATCTAGTGCTGCAAGCTGTGATAGGTTGCCTATGTATATCTTAGGCACTATGCCTGTAGGTACTCCATTTATAGAGCCAGTTCTTAGTGAAGGTGTAAATATCTCATCTGTACCTACTATGTTACCATCACCCACTATCATAGACCTTGTGCCTCCCACTATCACATTACCTCTACCCATTACCATAGCAGTAGCGTTATTGCTAAAAACATTCGAGGTAATCATTCTAGTAGTGTTTAATCTTGTCATGGCTAGCATACCAATAGGACCTATGCCGAAGGGGGGCTGTGATGGTGTAGTAGGTTTGATAGGACCACTAGGCCCCATGAATGGTGTAAAGTTTACCTCAGTATCTATGCTGATAAGTTCTACCTTAGTGAGCTTGTTAGCGTTGGCATCATAGTCTATTACCTTGTTTATATTCCACCATGAGTTATCTATCCTTATCTTATCATTAAGTTTCAGTGCTTGGATGTCAGGCTCCCTAAGATTAAACAAAGCCGTAAGCATCTTACCATTGTTTATCTGCCCCATTGTACGCCTCCAATATCTATTGTAAAGATTGTTTTGAGTTAGGTTTGTAGGTTGGTAGTAGTAGAATGAGCACACTGCAAAGTTTATATCAAAGGTAGGAGTGAGTGGATCATCAAAGTGGCCTACCAATGGGTAGCTAGTTAGGTTAATTTGCCCTACACTACCATAGTCATAGATGTAAAACTGGCCACAGGTAGCTAGTGGCTGTCCTGCTATAGTCTTATCATATAAGATACGTATATTAGTTTGTGGTGCAGCACCTGCTAACATAGGTACAAAGGCACCAAATACTGTCTTAGTCACAGGAGTAGGGCTAAAGAGTATGGACTTAGTAGTCACATCTTTTACATACTCATTATCAAATACCACCTCAGCCTGCCCATAGATATTGTTAGTGGCATCTGTGTAAGTGGTGTTAGGGTTATCCTTATCAGGTGCATAGGTGAGTATTACTTTCTTTGAGGTGAGCTCAGGTAGGAAGGATAGATCCTGCTCTTTGTCTTTAGCTAGCTTGTAAGTCCAATCTACCTCAGTGCCTGCATCATAGTAATCATCCCTGCTCTGTAGGTTGAGCTTGTTAGGTTGATCCTTATCTACCTCAGCATATAGGTTGTACATGTTAAAGATAGCCTTAATGAAGTCACTCTGCTTAATCTTCTTAGGCACATAATCATTCATATCTATTGTGCCACCTATAGCTACCACATTACTGCTAGGTAAGATGGTGAGCTGTACGTTACTAACAACAGCCTCTATACGTAGTGTGCCAGCTGCAGGTACAGCTCCTGTTACTGAGCCCAATCTCCATAGCGCAAAAACATTTGTACCATTTTGGTGTTGTATATTTTGTTGCTGTACATTGATACCAAAAGTAGCTGATTGTAAATTTGATAGAAGTTGGTAGCTAAGTGGTAGTGTAGAGTTAATGTTTTGAGTTAAGATAGTAGTAGTGCCAGGTAGCACAGTTAAAGGACAGGTTACAGAATTGCCAGCGTATAGAAATCCTGCAGGTACAGATGTGGCAGTGAATAAATTTGAGAACACTACAGGCTGTGTACCTGCACTTACTGCTAAATAGGGTGCATATCTTACACTCCTTGGTAAACCATTCCATGCACCAAAGCAAGTAACACCTGTAGTATTAACTATCCTTAATGAATAAGTCATAGTAACATTGAAGTCATAGCTCTGAGCATTGTTACTGCTTATGATAAAGGGTGTAGTGTATACCCCTGTAACAGGGTTAAAGATATTCTGTATATCATCTAGCTCAGTAAAGCCTGTAAAGTTTACCTTATTGCTTGGCCCTAAGAAATTACCCCCCCCTATATCTGTACGGCCTAATGATTGGAAGGTACTAGATATTGTGAAGGGTGCTATCCTCTCAGCTCTTACTAAGTAATCGTTATAGTCAAAGTTATCTACCCCTCCATTGTAAGGGATCAGAAGCTGATCAAATCTATCATATGATAGACTAGCCCAATCATAGGTAAAGCCTGAACCACTAAATATCCTATCAAAGTATACCTTAGCAAATATGGCAGGCTTAAACTCCTGAGTGCTGTAGGTTGCATCACCACTGCCAGGGAGAAAATACTTGAAGCCATTTACTACAGTGTTACTAAATCTAGCCACCACATTGAAGGCATCATAAGGGTGGTTATAGTCACTGAAGTTAATATCAGTTAATTGTTTGTTAGCTATGGCTGTAAAGAAATCTGCTTTGCTATCCTTGATTAACACCTCATAGTCTACCTGCTCTTCATAGCCATCTGTTATCTGTAGCTTCTTTATGGCTGTTAGTTGCATAGAGGCATCCTCTACTATGGGTATACCATCCTGTATCACTGAGCACAGGGTGAGCTTGTTAATATCAAAGGTGCCTGCTACTATGTTAATATCATAGTATTGGTTAAGCAGGTTAGCATTGTTCTTAGAGCCTATTAGAGTAATGGTCTTAGAGAAGTTACCCTTCCTTTGGCTTACATCCCTGATATCTCCCACTTGAAAATTTAAGGGGAAGGCAGTACCCTCCTTTACATCTAGGTAGCCTGTGGCTAGTTGTATCTTAACCATCTTATGCGTTTACTATATCGTTATTAGCTAGTTTTATCTGTATGCTCTGCTTAATTAAATTCTTATTCCTTTGCTTAAATTTATCAAAGCTACTAGTGATGATATTACAGCTGATGTACTCAGTGCTATCAGGTATCTCACAGTCATTCTCATAGGTGCTCACCTTGTACAGTGTATATGGTGATGAGATGAGCTCAGTAAAGTACAAGGCCATATCCTCAGTCATGTAGTCAGTGTTTAAGTCTATGGTGTTAGTAGTGCTTATGTAGGTAGCCATCTGTCCTCTATCATAGGTCTCATAGGTCCAATGGTTAGTGCCATCTATGTACCCCTCCACATCTCTATTAAACTCCTCCCTAGTTACTGTGCCCCTTTCGTATGCTCTACCTGTGAAGGCAAAGCTACCCCATGAGCCCATCCTATCTAGGAAGAGTATACTGTGCTCTAATGTTCTCACCCTTCTATCTATGTTAATCATATATGATGTACTCCTAGGTATACCATTACGTAGGTACCTGAACTCATAGAATGTGGTGTTAGGCTCTATTAAGTTACCTGAGCCTGAGATAAGAGTAAGTGTGCCAAAGTTGTTAGGCCCTACAGATATACCACTAACATGGTCCACAGCTGTTACTACCTTTTCAAATACACTGCCATTACTGTTAGTGAACTCCATAGTATCAGGGGCAGTAGGTGAGCCATTAGCTACAGCATTTACCCACATATCCTGTGACAAAGTCATAAACATATTTTTGTTAGCACCTGGGTAGCTTGTTAAGAACAGATCATTAAAGCTGTTGAGCATGTACTCTTGGAAGTTATAGGCAGGCATCTCCACCCATGGCTTAGCACCATTGAATACAAAGTTATCTAAGTCTAGCGTCACATTCCTAGTGATAGTCTTACGACCATCTGCATAGGTAATGGATCCATCTATAGTAGGAGCTGTAACTAAGCTAAAGAGACTGTTCACCACTATGAAGCCTACACCTGCTACTAGCACAGTGAAGAGACCTTCCATACCAGGGTTGGCTGCTATACCTCCCACACCTTGTATGATGTTAATCTGATCACCTACCACAAAGGGATGCACTACATTTATCTGTACCCTTCCATTAAAGGGGGGTATAGTGTAGGCTACTAGTGTAGCAGTGTATAATACAGTAGTTAAGTACTCCTCCCCCACATGCACATCATACTCGTAGTGGGAGTTAGTAGCATTGTACACTGAGGTGTTAGTCAAGTTAAGGTCATAGCTTACCTGAGCTTGTAATAACTTAGATAGATCTACCTCACCATACCCTGTGCCATAGGTAGGCAGTACCCTGTACTCTGCTATCTGAATAGTAGTGCCACTCTCATAAATATCAAAGATATACTTGAAGCCTAACAAGTTTACATTAGTGCTGTTGTATATGTACTTGATCTGATTGTATGCAGGTACTAATATCTGTGGGGTTGCTATTGCGAAAATGGCCATTACTTCTCTTTACCTATATTAGCTTCATTACTGTTATTGTTTTTAAAGCCACCCGCTATCATGTATGCATGATCTAACATGGCTAGATGTTGTTGCACCCTCATAGGATTATTGAATACTATCTGCACCTGCTTACCAGTTTTATGGTGGATGTAGGCTTGCACCACTTGTATCTTATGGATGGTCTCAGAATGCATAGTAGCTATCTTCAGTGTAGTACTCCTGCCTTATGTGAGTAGTGGCATATCTTATTGCATCCATAGCATCATCATATAATTTGACAGGCTCATCTGTTATGAAGTCCCCTATTTTTTTCCATTTGTAATTCTCATACTCCCTCCTCAGTGCCTTATCATCCTGGCATATTACTCCGAAGCTCTTAAGGTTATCTATGCCTTTCTTAACTACCTTGTTTGCGTTCTGCACATCATACCCTGCTATGTTCATCTCCTGTATGATCTCAGGCCTAGAGTAATCTGCTAGGAGGGTTACGGTCTGTTCTATCCCTAGGGTGCCTAACTTCTCTATGAGCATGGTGGTGGTGAGGTAGCTCTCATATATCACAGGCTCAATGTAAATATCATTATCACAGTAGTACACTCTCATCAGAGCAGTAGGGTGATTGTAACCAAAGTCAAGGCCATACACATACTTCACAAACTTTGCAGGCCTATGAGCCACAAAGGACCAGTTAGAGTAGATGTTACTCTTAGAGGTAGCCTTCTCCCCCAGGGCATAAATCTGATACAGTGCCTCATCTGTTCTAGCTAAGTCCTCTATCTGTGCCTTAATACTATCAGGTAGGAAGGGGTTATCTTTGTACGTGCTCTTTATCTTTATGCTCTCCTCTGCAGGTAGCTCATACAGCCATGAGGCACTCTCACTAGGGTTGTAGTCAAAGATTAGCTTGTTCTCAGTCCTCATGTTAAGCTGGGTGAAGTCATCAAAGTAAAGCTCATTGGCTTCATTACACCAGGCTACATCCCTCTTCCTACCCCTTATCTTTTGCTCATCATCCACACTAAAAAACTCCACCATACTACCATTAGCAAAGGTGTAGATGTGCTCACTCTTATTGTGGCTCTCCTGCTTATACAGCCCTATCTCTTTTAGGATCTCTATGAAGTCCCTGAGCACTGTAGCACGTAGGGCAGGGAAGGTCTTGCGTATTACTGACACCACCTTGTTGTTGTTCTGCAGGCAGTAGATGATCATGAGCTGGCACAGGCTGTAGGTCTTAGAGCTTCTACTACCCCCCTCATTTATAATAAACCTCTTATCTCCTAAGATGGCCTCATAGTTCTTTTCAAAGATGGCAGTCGCTTGTATATCCATAGCAAAGCTAGTACCTAGTTAGATACTATATTGTATTGTTAATAACTACTACTACTACTTAACTATAGTAAAAGCTAGTACCTAGTTAGATACTATATTGTATTGTTAATAACTACTACTACTACTTAACTATAGTAACAGTAATAGCACTTATCTTCTCATCACCACTGGTCACATCAGTTTGCTCTTTTAGTGCATTGAGACGTTGGGTGATGGATGGGTTAAACTGTCCTACCATTCCACCTGTGATCTGATCATTACGGATTTCTTTCTTTATGTGTGAACAGACTGTCTTGTATGCAGAATATCTACCCTCGGTATTATCAAAATAGTTATGCACATCAGAGTAGTTTTTATAGCAAAATATCTCAAAGCCCTCATTAGTCAAAGGTACTCTTAGAGGCTCTGCTACCATCTCTGCAGTCTTTTGTGATAGCACCCATTTAGTTCTAGGGTTAGCAGCACAGTGAGCTTTATACTCCTCAAATATCTCCATTAACTTCTCAGGAGTTTCTATCAGTTTAGGCCTCGGCATCTTTCTCTTTTTTATCTTCGTTCTCTACCCCTTTGTACTTTGCCTTAGGCTTCTCTTCAAAGATATAATCTAGCCCTTTAGCTATCCAATACATGTGATTTTTTTCCATCTCTTCTGTAATGGTTACAGTAGTAGTATAGTTGCCATGATAGAAGGATACTACAGTACCTAAGTGTTCAATTTTGATTTTCATGCTCATTTAGTATTAAAAAAGAATAATATACAGCTATCCATATAGCTGCCGATCTACTAGCCCACACATAGTCAAGCATAAATAGTGATAAGCCTGTGCTAAGGCCTAAGAATAGTGCTAAGATACTAAAAATATGTGATGGTCTCATACCTATATTGTATTGAAGTTAGATTTTGTTTAATTTCTTTAATTAGATTGTAAGCTGAAGTAGGTGTAATGTTGAAGTAGGTAGCCATAGCACGTGCTGTAGTGTATCCTTTGTCTATGTATGCCTCAAATACTATCTGCTGTATCTTATCTGTTATCTCAGACCTGTAAATAGCTATCAAAGACTTATTAAAGTTGTACTGTTGGTCCTGTCTTACCTTCTCATCTATATCATCTGTATCCTCTACATCATCCACATGTGGCTGTAGTGCTGTTACCCTATCATCTTTATGGCTCTTTGATGTACTCCATAGTATCTGATACTTAATTGTGTTTAGAAGGTATGCCTTGACAGTGTTAATATCTTTAGGGTTATTGTTGATACTAAGTACATGAATGTAAGAATTGTTAATAACAGTATCAGCTTCTATATTACTACCCATCTTACTAAGAAAGTAAACGCAGTAGGCCTTGACCTCGTAGTAATGGGTACTAATGTACTTGTCTAAGAGCTCCTTCATACCAGGTTATAAAATCTTTATACCAAATCCTCCTCCTCACAGATGCACAGAAGCACTCCCTAGGCTGTGGGCCATCATACTTTACTCTAATAGTAAATAGTTTACAGCATGAGTGCTTACTATATCGTATTACTTCAGGCTGTGCCTCTATGCTATCAATTATTAGTATCTCAGCTTCTGTAAACATTCGTCTAGTATATAAGCGAGCAGTGCCGCTTGGCACGCTAGCAGGAAGTCAAAGGTACAAATTATAGTAAGCCAAAAAGCCACACATTTAATACATCCCATTGCTGAGTGTATATGTATGGCTATTGGATACTTAGTTCTATAACTGAATATCTTATCAAAAGTTGCTTGAAGAGGCTCGAAATTAACAAACCACCACGCTAGGGGCACAAGTACAAGTAAGT